CCTCGCAGCATCCCACGCAGCAGCCCCCGCAGCAGCCCTCGCAGCAGCCCTCGCAGCATCCCACGCAGCATCCCACGCAGCAGCCCTCGCAGCAGCCAATTCTTCGTCTGTCGCTTGCCCGTTAGCGTATCGTTCGGCGACGTTCAGCGCCGCGCAAGAGCGATCGTCTTCCATCAGATGTTCGACTTGTCGCGCACACCACACGGCGAACAGCCGCCATTCCTTGGCATGCTGCGGCTCAGCGCGGCACGCCCAAAGCGCATCATTGATACCGTTGATCTCGACAATGCGCGCGTATGGCAGCGGCTCGTCGTCGGCTTGGGTCTTACCAAGGCCGGCAAGCAGTTTGCGCCAGCCGTCTTCGCAGGGGCCATGCTCGCGGATGCGATTCAGTGTTGTGGTGATCGTCATTGCATTAGCTCCGGTTAGATATTTCTGATTCAGCAGGCGCAGAATTGCGTTGAGGGTCTAGCGGCGCAGATATTTACCAGCGCCACCATCTGCCCATTTTTCTCTGCGTCTTCGGCGTAGTCCTCTCCATATCGATCAGCCAACGCGGCGCGATATGATTCGCTCCAATCATTCCAACGCACGCGTGCGTATTGATGGTCGAATGAAAGCAACTCGCCGCGCCGGAATCCAGCGTTGCCGGTAAACTGGCCGGTATTTTTCAAGAATTTTGCCGTGTAGGCGACTGTGTCGCCGATCTTGAGTTTGCAAGCCATGTTAGAGCGCTCCAGCCTTGCGCTTCGCGCGCGCCTCGTCCCACACCGCCTCCCACGCCGCCTGGAGCGCGTCGCTCGTGCGGCGAAATTCGAGATACAGCCGGCGCAACTCGGAGCCTTCCTGGCCCTTCCCTGCTGGCTGGTAGCGCACGTCGCCGGCCTTCTTGCCAAAGAGGCGCACAAGCTCAGCCTGCCACGCCGCGTCGGCTTTCATGGCCGCGTCGTAGATTTTCAGATAGTCGTAGCGCATTGCGTCATTCATGTCGGTTTCCTAGTCAGGGGGAAATTAGATTTTTCTGATTTTGGTGTCAAGCGTTAAGATCGAACGTGCCTGGAATCAGCCACCACGACCGATCTTCTGCATAGTAATGCTCGCGGCCTATCTGGTGTGGCAAAACATACGTTGTGACGCCATATCCCTGGCCGTTCCATAAGATTGAATAGAAGATCATCGCTGTTGCTCCTGTGATCGTTCCAATATGCGCGCCTCGCGACGCGCATAAAGCAGCGGTCAAACCAGATACACACTACCACGCTTCACAGCCGCAAACTGAAACAGCAGCCGAACCTGATCGGGTCGAAACGTGTAGCGCCCTAGGTAGTCGCCATTGCTGGCATAGAAGCGATATTGTTTCATGTGCATTAGCTCCATGAGCTTCATTGCTCAGTAACGACACTATCAGAATTTTCTGACTTTGCAATCGGCATTTTTTGATTGCCGTTCGCAATGTTTAATATCGTGTCGATTGATGCAATCTCGTCGGCGCTAAACACGCCGCCGTTCTTGATCTTGTGGACCATCCACATGGCCATGTCATAAAGATCGCAAGCCATGGATAGCTTGGCGATCTTTATCCTTCTCTCATCTAGCAGCTCAGCATTAGCGCGTCGCGCTTTAAACATCATAAGATTCTTGCTGGCCTCGGATTTCATCGCCTCGAACAATGATCCGCCGAATAAGCATGACGTATCAATCTTGCGCGTCTTTGGATTGCCGCGACCATCGGCAATGGTGTTTTTGTAAATGAAATAATTATCATTGTTTAGATTCTCATCTACCCATGCCGTGTATCTTGATCCTTCATAATCACATGAAAGATTGTATGTTCCGTTGTGATATTTGACGGCCAGATTGCGCATTTTGCGCTTTAGAAACCTAGGCATGGCATAAACCTCCATCAGAATTTTCTGCTTTAGGTGATATAGCACAGATTTTACTGTTTTAAATCCCTGTTTTTGAAAATCTGTCGATCTGAACATCGAGAGCAAAATCAGGAAAAAAATTCGTTTTCTAGCGATTCCGGCTATTCATAACTCATTGTAATTTATAGAGAGGGGTTTTCAAAAAAGTTCTGAGTTTGAATTGTGATTGTGGCGTCTGGGAAAGTTTAATTTACCCACTGAAACATGTGTTATTAACTTTTGCGCGAAACGTGCTCAGAAGCCATAATTTGAAATTAAACTGCAATCGGTGTGGAATTTCTAATTAGGACAAGTTATTGTTTTTAAAAGATTCCCGATTTGGGAATAGTTACAATCATGCCTAAATTCGACAATAAAACGTAATGATTATATATATTTAATACCGTGGGTTCGTAGATTTATATACCCCCTCAGACCCCATTTCCTGACCAACTAGCTTATTTAGGACGCTAGGGCTTACGCTTAACGTAAAACGTCGAATTTGCGATTTTTTGGTTGTGCTCCAAAAATACAACCTATGGATGTTCCCTCTCGCCGCTTGTTGAATCAGATTTATCTGATAGCTTCTGCTGCATGACGATGGATTCTGATTTTGGTCCCGAGCAGCGCATTACGCCGCATTCGTTTGGCGGCAAGATGCGGTCTGGCAATCGGCGATGGACGATCAAGGCTCGGCAAGAGGCTTTCATCGAGCACTACGCGATCTATGGCGACGTGCGTAAGGCGGCGATCCATGCCGGCTGTCGTCACACCGACGCGCTTTGGCATGGCAACTCCATGCTCGCCTCGCCGGCCATCAAGAAGCGCATCATCGAGGAACGCGAGCATCGCCTGGAACGAGTTGGTGCGCGCAAGGATGCGATTGTCGAGCACTACGCCAAGATCGCATTCTTCGACATCGCCGAATTGTTCGACGATGTTGGCAATCCGCTGCCTGTGATTGACATGCCTGAGTCGGCGCGCCGCATCGTTCAGAAGGTCATCGTCACGCAGCGCTACGACAAGGACGGTTGTCACGTCGAAACCAAGACTCAGGTGGAAATTCCATCGCGGCTCGCAGCGCTCGACCAAATGGCTGGCGCGATCGGCTGCAAGGCGTCGATCAAAGTCGACTTGGACGCCAAGATCGAGGTCAACCCGTTTGCGGCCATTGTGGAGCGCGCCCAGGGCTATGCGCTGCGCCCGACTACCAAGGCCCTACCCGACCCTAAAAACGCAGCCAGTGACGCTCCTGACTCGGTTATTGATGGGGATTTCTCGGAAATCGACGATGAGTAGTCTTCCAGACGGATTTTCGCGCGCCCTGCTCGTCGCGCTCGCGGTTTTTGTCGCCGTACGAGTCGTCGCCCATGGGGCGCGCAGACTATGGCTTGCGGTGACAGCTTGAGCCAATATCCAATCCCAACATGCGCCGCTGAATGGAATGCGCTGCTCGCCGATCCTGTTGCGCGCATCTGCTCAGGCCACCTCTACAAGATCATCATCAAGTCGCCACAGCGCGAGAGCGAACATTCGGTCGTTCCGTTTGTTCCCAATCGCGCGCAGCGTCGGTTGCTCAAGCGACTGCACAATCGCAACATCATCCTCAAGGCGCGTCAGCTAGGATTCTCGACGCTCATCTGCATCATGTGGCTCGACCATGCGTTGTTCAATCCAAACCAGCGTTGCGGCATCGTCGCGCATGATCGCGATTCGGCGGCTGTGATCTTTCGCGACAAGGTGAAGTTCGCCTACGAGAATATTCCCGATGAGATTCGCGTGACAATGCCGTTGCATCGCGAGAGTGCAGATGAGCTGCTATTCGGTCACAACAATTCGTCGATCCGCGTTGCAACATCTATGCGATCTGGCACGATCAATCGGTTGCATGTCTCTGAGTTTGGGAAGATATGCGCCAAATATCCAGATAAGGCGCGAGAGGTCGTCACCGGATCGTTGCAGGCTGTGCCAATCGACGGCATCACGATCATTGAATCGACGGCTGAAGGCCAAAGCGGCGACTTCTACAAGATGACGAAGCGCGCCCAGGAGTTGTTCGAGCAGAACAAGACGTTGACGAAGCGCGACTACGCATTTCATTTCTATGCGTGGCACGACAACAATGAATACGAGATGGACCCGCAAGGCGTCGTGATTACGCCGACCGATCATGAGTATTTCGACAAGATCGAAGGCGAGACAAGCCGCAAGCTGTCGTTGCGAAAGCGCGCTTGGTATATCGCGACGCGCGAAGGCGAAATGATCGGCGATGCGGAGCGCATGTGGCAGGAATATCCGTCAACGCCAAGCGAAGCCTTTCAGCAATCGATGGAGGGGACATTCTATGCGAAGCAGTTGGCGGCAGCGCGGAAGGCTGGACATATTGGAAATGTTCCTCATGTATCGAATGTGCCAGTCAACACCTTTTGGGATATTGGCAATCGCGACGGGACAGGCATTTGGTTGCATCAGCAGATAGGCAAAGAGCATCGTTTCATTGGCTACATCGAAGCGTGGTTCGAGCCGTATGAATATTTCATTCGCGCGCTGACCGAGACGCAATACATCTTCGGCCGTCACTATCTACCACATGATGCGCTGCATAAGCGCCAGCAAGAGCATCGCGTCGCCTCGCCGCTCGAAATGCTGCAAGAGCTTGCGCCGCAATGGCGGTTTGAAACCGTTGATCGCGTGCAGGAGATTCAACACGGCATTGAACGTGTGCGCTCGATATTCTCGCAGCTTTGGTTTGACGAAACCAACTGCAAGGAAGGTCTAGCGCATCTGTCAATGTATCGCCGTGAATGGAATGATCGGCTCGGCGTTTGGAAAGACCAGCCACGACATGATGAGCACTCAGAAGCAGCAGACGCGCTGCGCCAGTTCGCCCAGGCATTCGAAGACGTTGACCGCTTCGGAGCTGTGCTGATGAACCCACAATATGGCTTGCGGCGTCCGTCGAAGCGCGTTCGCAGGACTGGAATGTCGATATGAAGAATCTACCAGATGGATTAGTGCGCATCATCATTATTGGATGCGCGATTCATTTCATTGGTGCGCTCGCTGCGGCTGGCGCGATGCTGACGAGTGTGCAGCAATGAGTGACAACAAGATCGTGAGCCTACACGGCGACGCAATCGTAACTGGCCAAGAACCGATTGAAGGTTGCGTTAAGCTAATGGCGCATCATTTTGAGAAAGTAGGGAGCGGAGAGATTGTCGCGTTCGCGATCGTTACAGTTGGCGCAAACCATAATGTTGGGACGCAATGGTATGATCCTGGTGATTATAAGCACGATATCGCAAGCGGAGTGATGATGCTTCAACATCGTATCGCACGAGAGATTGTCGATAGCGGAGAAGAAGGCGACGAAGGCTTGGATGATGGAGCCTAATTCAGTGCAATATCGAATCATCGGAGGACCGCGCGATGGCGATGATGTTCAATTTGAATTTGGTCGTGTGTTCGATCAGATAGCTCTGATGAATGATCAAGGCGTCAACGCCGTCTACAAGCGCAAGACGATATGGGTTGACGCCGGCACAGGATCGTTGACATGGCGCGTTTACTACGTGATCGACGGCATGAGCCGCGAAGAATTTCAGAGCCGCGCGCAGGGGGTTGAGGATGCAGGTCGAAAAACCATTTCTTGACTTGAATAAATACCACTTCGTTCGAACCATTGGCGACGTGAGGATTTACGGCGCGTGGTGCGGACCCGACAAGCGGCCGTGTCTCGCCCTGCTCTCGCGCTTCCAGATCATTGGCAAGCGGACGATTCCGTTTGTCGTCCATATCGATAACGCCTATCTCTGGTCAGATGAGCACGCAGACCCGGCGCATATCGTGGAGCAATCGGCAAAAGCCTGCGAATGTTTGGGGCTAGATGTGAGAAATCCACGCAATGTGGTAAAGATCAGCTTTCTGATTCAGGATCACATCGGCGATCTGCTCGCAATTCCGCCTATGAGGTCAGAAAAGTCTGAGCAGCGCGTTCTGGCGGATTTGGTTATGACCGACGAGCACGGCAAGCAGAAACACGCGGAGATTCGTGATGATACCTGACGATTATCCCGATCACTCCGGCATGGATTTGAACGAAGGCCGTCGCACGACTGAGGCAGCAATTAACAGGCTTCCGACCGCAGAAAAGGCCACGGCTAAACCGCAGCGCAGCGAGTTGGACAACGATAAAAACCGAGCGCTTTTCAAGAAACTCATGGGCATGTGTCGCCGTGAACTTGGACGACAGAGCGACAATCGCCGAGAAATGGACATTGACGAAGACAACTACGACAACATCCAATGGGATACGACGGACGCCGAAATTCTCACTGATAGAGGCCAGATTCCGATCGTCTACAACGTTCTCAAGCCGACGCTCGATGTAATCACAGGCACGGAGAAACGTGCGCGTTCTGATTTCCGCATTCTGCCTCGCCGCAAGGATGGATCGAAGCCGGCAGAGCGCAAAACGCAGCTAATGAAATACATTGACGATGTGAACATGTCGCAGTTCGCAACGTCGTCGGCGTTCGAGGATGCGATTAAGGTCGGCGTCGGCTGGTTGGAGTGCGGGCTTAGCGAAGGCGATGACGGCGAGCCGGTCTATGATCGACATGAATCCTGGCGCAATATGCTTTGGGACTCAGCATCGACGCATCGCGCTCTTGAGGACGGCCGCTACCAGATTCGAACTAAATGGGTTGATGAGGATATCGCCGAGGCGATGTTCCCGCAGCGCGCCAAATTGATCCAGCTTGCCGCCTACGAAACCGATAGCTTGTTGGTCGATGGAATTTACGGCGATGAGCCGATGGACTCTATCGAGATGTTCGAGGGAGGTGTATTCGATCGATCGGACGTTGAGTTTGAATACAATCGTCGCCGCGTGCGACTGATTGAAATCTGGTTCCGCCATCCAACCAAGGTCAAGAAACTACGCGGCGGCGACTTTAGCGGCCAAGCCTATGAGGAAGGCCACGAAGCGCACGAGGATGAAATTAGAGCTGGTCGCGCTGCGATTGTCGAAAAGGTAGATATGCGCGTGCATGTCGCAATCATGTGCGTGAAGGGTCTACTCTACATTTCGCAGTCTCCATATCGGCACAACAAGTTCCCCTTCACGCCAATCTGGTGCAACAGGCGCGGCAAGAACGGCCTGCCATACGGCATTATTCGCGTGCTGCGCGACATTCAGGTCGATATCAACAAGCGCGCTTCGAAGGCGCTGGCGATCTTGTCGTCCAACAAGGTCATTATGGACGAAGGCGCTGTTGATGACCTGGATGAACTGGCGGAAGAAGTTGCGAATCCTAACGCAATCATCGTCAAAAAAGCCAACAAGAGTCTTGAACTGAATGCCGACCGAGAGCTTGCGCCCGCGCATCTTGAATTGATGAGTCGCAACATCGCGATGATTCAATCGGTGTCGGGCGTCACAGACGAATACATGGGTCGGCAAACCAACGCCAATAGCGGCGTCGCCATTGGCAAGCGGCAGGAGCAGTCAACCACAGCGCTCGCCAATGTGTTCGACAATTTGCGCTACGCGAAGCAGGTCCATGGCGAAAAGAAGCTGTCTCTCATCGAGCAGTTTTTCACTGAGGAAAAAAGCTTTCGCATAACCAATATGCGCGGCACGCCGGAATACATCACGGTCAATGACGGACTTCCAGAGAACGATATCATTCGCACCAAGGCGGATTACGTCATATCGGAAGACGACTGGCGCGCATCCGTGCGGCAAGCGCAGAGCGAGGAGCTGTTGCAGTTGTTGCAGCAGCTCGCGCCTGTCGCGCCGCAGATGGCTATCATCATGCTCGATCTGCTTGTCGAAGGAATGGATATTCCAAACCGCGACGAGATCGTGAACCGCATCCGGCAACAAACTGGCATGCGAGACCCGGATGCAGAGGAGCCGACGCCGCAGGAGATCGCCAAGGCGCAGGAGGCCCAGGAGCAGGCCGAAATGGCCAAGGCGCTACAGCGGGCCGAGATCGCCGAAAAGCAAGCCAGCGCGGCTCTAAAGGGCGCGCAGGCAGCAAAGGCGGACGGCGACGCCAAGAACGCCGCGCGCAAAATCCTCGCCGAGATCGCGAACCAAAATGTCGCCGCGCAAAAGGCTGCGCTCGAAACAGCTATCGCCATGTTGTCCGCTCCGCCTGCGGTTCCAGTAGCAGATGGCGTGCTGCATGAAGCTGGATTCAAGAGCCGCACAGAGCATGAGGATGATGAGGCGTTTGAAGAAGCCAGACAGATGCAAACGCAAGAGTTCGAGCAGCAAGCGCTGCAAGAAGAAGCGGCTATGCAAGAGCAGCAAGCCGCACAGCAAGCAGCAGAAGGTTCAGCGCCGACTGCTCAACCCATGGGAGTGATTTGATATGTCGGCTCTACCGGAAAACAACCAGCTCGTTTCGGCCCCTCCCGGCTGGACGATCGAGGTCAACTCATCGCCCGTTCCGCTGTTGGGCGTCATGGTCGATATGGACGAGAACAATCTTGGCGCTGTTCGCGGCATCACGACCGACGGTCTGGTTGCTGAAGGCGCTGCGATGAGCGGACCCGGCGGCGAGGCGCGCAACGTCACCGGCGTTGCGGCCGACGCGGCTGCGAACGTGTCTGAAGTCACGATCACTGTGACCGATGAAAACGGCGACGCTGTTGCGAAGGTGCATCACCTGGACGTTTGGCTTTCCGATGATGCGGATGGCCAGGGTCTTACCGCCACGTCTGCGTCGGGAACCGTCACTAATAAATCGGCGTCTGGAACGGTGCTTCAGATTTACTCTGCCAAAAAGGCCATCCGCGTGCAGACGCTCAAGACGGGTATCTTCATTCTGGAGATCACCGACTCCGCAAAGACTGCGTTCAAGGTCTGTGCCTCGATCAACGGCAAGGCCGTTGTTCTCGCGACGCTCGCTGCGGCCAACTACGGATAATTTGTCGAATGATGTTCCCGCCAGACCAATACGATCTTGTGAGACGCGCAATTATGTGGGGCGTGGTGATTTGCGCCTCTGTATTTGCGGTGCGCATCGTCAGGTTGGTCTGGCATTCACTGTAGGATGAAACATGATTCTTAAATCGATCAAGTCGTCGCTCATTGAGTCAATCGGCTACGACAATGCGGCGCAGGCGCTGCATGTGAAGTTCAAGAACGGAAAGCACTATGTCTATTTCGAAACGACGCAGGCGCTCTACGACGACTTCGACAAGTCGGAAAGCCAAGGAAAATTCTTTGGACAAAACATTAGAGGAAAATTCAAGCATTCCATCGTTGATACGGCGAGCCAAAAGAAACGAGCAGAAGGCGGAGCATAGCAAATGATCCAGAAACCGAGCGTTGGACGCATCGTCCACTTCTACACGGAAGATACATCGAAGCATTTCAATGGACAGGGCATCGGACCTTATCCGGCGATCGTCACGCAATGCTTTGACGGTCCTTATGTAAACCTAAAGGTGCTGCATTGGGGCGGCGTCTATGACGAGGGTAGTGTCTCACACAAGGATGATTGCCTTGGCCGTTATTGGGCTTGGCCGGAGCGCGTTTGATGACGCCCCACAAGCTCATCCACGACGGCGAGCCTTTAGACGGCGATCTCTATGGGCCGCTCCGGCGCGTGCTTGGGTCGGCCTTCTCGCAATCCGCCAGCGGCAAGGGCCGCGAGCGGCACGCGAACAACAAGCCGTTCCTTGAGCAGCCGATCATGGAAATTGCCCGCATGGTCGGGCTCGGCGG